AACAGGAATCAAGAGAAATAAAAACGAAAGCGCCACAGACTACAGCAAACGTGTCTTACGTGATTCTAAATTTACACCAGAAGCAAGAGATTACCTAGAGTCTCTGTACCGTGGGTCTTGGGCAGTCACAGCAGCAACGGAGATGGACAATGAAAGATAAGCACACAGTAGAGTACACATCCATTGACTACCACAGTATGTGTCAGAAGTCAAAGGAGCGCATTAAGAAGATGCAAGCGCAAGGAATACCTACGCCCCATGACCCTAAAGATAAGCCAGAGGACGTAGGTAAGTCAGAGGGCTACTCCATATTCTTCATGTCGTAACGCTATAGTTCACAGTTGTTTCCTGTACAGGCCAGTTGTTGTGATCCTTCGGTCATGTCGCTGGCCTCCTCTATATCCCGGAAGATATCTTTTGGAAAGTCTTTTACAATCTTGTTGTATGTCTTCTTGTCAATAGGTTCATATGGTGCTTGTTGATAGGTGTGATCTGAGTAAGGAAGAAAGCTAATCCCTGACACCTTATCAAACTTATTGTACAGCCATTGGCCTACCTCTAAGAACTCGTTGTCTCTGTAGTAACAAGTCATAGATGGTTTGTGTTCACACCATTCGTCTTGGTATATCTCCCACAGTTCTAGCTGCTCCATAGCACCCATCTCTGAGGCTGTCACAGCGCCGTCAGGGGACGCAATAGGGAAGGAGAATACCCTAGTACTGGGTGACATAAGATCGTCCTCTACAGGCACTCCTGCTGACTCTAGGACTTTGCATAGTGGGTCACGAGCATCTGCGCGTACTCGTCGAATGTACTGTGCACTATAACGAGGATGGATACCACTAGAGCTATCGACCAACTGACTAACAGTACCCGAAGGCTTAACAGCGGTAATAGCAGTAGACACGTTGATACCCAGCTTCTCAGCCCAGATCTTGTTAGTGTTGATTGCTTCTTGTCGCATGGCTCTAAGCCACTTCTTGAGTTCATTCTTGTCTCCTCTTCCAGACAACATGGGGTGATCCATGATGCCCGTCAGTGACACACCCAGCAGTGCCTCTTCCTCTGTGTTTGTTTTCCAAATGGCTCTTAGGTATCTGAAGTCAGTGAGGGTAGCCTGTAGAGTTCCAAGGATAGTCGCAACGCGTACTTTTCGTTTGAGACTAGCGAGCGTATCGGTTGCCCTGACAACAACTTCAGAAAGATTGCAGAACTGATAGGGTCTGAGGATGATTTCGCTACATGGATTAGTTCCAAAATCATAGGTAGCATCTCTTCGTTCGTTTCTTGCAGCTTGCTTTTGACTTGCCACTCTAGAAAACACACCTCGTTCACCAGATCGTGATTCATATAAACTAGTCCACTCGTTAAGGAACGCCTCAAAGTCAGGCTTCTCTGTGTAACACGCTGAGTTGTTGGCTAGTCCTCGCTGGGGTTCTTCTACCCACCACTGTCCATGCTTACAGCGCCTAAGTCTATCGTCTGTTAGGTTACTAAGGCTGATAAGTGCTGATCGTCTGACTCCTCCAACGACAACGATTTGAGCAATCTTGCAGCAAAGATCGTGACATTCAATGGAGCTAAGTTTTCGTCCAGCAGCTCCCTTAAAGAGTTCAACTGTGAATCTGAACAAGTCGAGCAAAGGCTCTGGACCCGATGCTCTACCGCCAAAAACTCTGAGCGGGGAACCTGCAGGTCGTACTCTGCTAACGTCCCATCTGGGAACTTGACCTGAATACAACAGTGATACCAACTCCCTAAACGATTTCGCCCATCCGATCTTCGAATCCGCCACATTAATAACTGTGTCTGTTTCATGAAACTCCTCTGCTACTTCTGGTAGCTTCTGTACATACTGTCGTTCAACACTAAACCCTACGCCTGTACCACACATGAGAACGTACATCATCTCATCAAATGCTTTGGGATGATCAATAGGAAGATAGCTACAGTTAAATCCTGCTACGTTGTCACGATCTAATGCTTCGCCAGCAGTCATCAGTGCCCTCATGCTGGGCATAACATCTAGGTTGTCAATGGCTGTAAGTATTTCATCATAAGACTCTTCGATGTCAAACTTATTTGCAAAGTAATTGACGTACCTTGCTACTGTTTCTTCCCAAGTCTCCCTACGCTTCTCCTCAGGCAAGTACCTAGCGTACCGTGACTTGTGTATGTATTGTTGGTATGCGTCCATTAGTCCTCCAGTAGTTCGCGGATTGCAGCAACGAGTGCGTCCATTGTGTCGTAGATCATAATCTTACTCTCATCATCGTACCACTCAAGGATGAATCCGTTGTTTGCGTTTCGGATTGTTGCATCAGTTATTCTCATTCCGTTACTCCTAGTGTTTCGTTTATGATTGCCTGTGCCGCTAACTGTAGGAGCATGTACACTCCATCAGGGTACTGCTCGTTGGACGCTACTTCAAACATCTCACCGTCCTCGTACATGACCACGACTACTTTTGGTTTCCTGCCTTCGTTCTCCTGTATCGTAGCCTTTGCAGCAAACGCAGTCAGAAACTCAGCCGTGGTTATCTCCTTTTCTTCTGTCTTTGTTCCAAACTTGCCGTCAATTACTTTCATGTTTACCTCTCTTGTGGTACTCCTTGCACACTTGGTCAAAGGTTTCCCACATCTCGTCAAACTTGATCTCGTACAGTTCCTTGATGGCAAAGTACTTGTTAATCATTGCGTCAGTCGCCTTCGGGCTAATGTGGTCATTCCACTCTGAGGAGTCTAAGAAGTATCTAGTTACTAGGTCTATGTCCTTAGTGACGTTTGCAAAATCTAACATCTGTTGTTCTAGGTCAAAGATAGAACTCATATAGCCATCTCTTTGATTAACCAGTCTAGGTACACCCTAGCCTTACGCAGATCCTCTACTCCGTTCTTGTACTCGTATCTCCAGAGGTACTTCAGGCAGTTGCCCTTGAGGTAGCCCTTGTACTCCTGCGGGTGCATGGACGCCTTGATAGCTTCGATAGCTTCGATAGCGCCCTTGTTGTAGTGGTCAGGCTGGGTTACTGGATTGTGTTTGTCACTGGGGTGAAACAGTTTCCCTGTAAAAGTCTTACTCTTGTTCACCTTATCCCACTCCTGTGGCGGTACATCGTCTATGGATTTATAGTCTGTCCACTCGTTCTCACCACTGCTCTTCATAGTACTCTTCCTCCTCTAGCTCTTCTTGAAACTCGTCTAACCTTTTCAGAAGTTTGTCTTCAAATCTGTCTAGTAATTCTTCAGAGGAAATCTGCAGGGCTTCCAGAAGATCGTCAGGGTCGTACAACCGCAACAAACGATCCTTAATTTCTTCTAGTGTCAGAGACATAATCGACTAACTCCTTAAGTGTATCTATATTATACCACAGAATGTTGTGTTTGTCACACCACTCTGCCATAGTAAGTTTGGTACTTTTACTCACTTTCTGATTAGGCTTCATCAGGACAAATATGAGTTCGTACGTCCACGGTATCGACCTAGCGACCGCTCTATACTTCTGCGTGTCTCCTGCACGAAAGTATCCTTTGCACTCAATGAGGTACGTCCGTCCGTTTTTCTCGTACACGAAGTCTGGTGTGTACTTCCGTTCGATGATGTAGTCCACTTGGAACGGCTCGTAGCTAAAGCCAAATGGTTGTAACTGCGTTGCGACATCTCTCTCAAACTCCGACCTGAAGTTGCCTAGTTTAGATTTCCGTGACCTTCGGCTCATTGACTACCTCTGTTAAATATCTTGGCCCACTTGAGTACAGGAACGTTCTTACTCCGGGCCAGCAGGTATGCTTGTAGGGACAGTAGGAACAACCGACGGCGAGCTTCATGTTTCCACTTTTGCCATCTGGTACTGCCTCGTGGCAATGCTCTGGTGCGTCTGGCTGCTCCACTAGCTTTTTTATGCGTTCAATATGCTCCTCTATGTCGTAAGAAATCTTATCGTGAACGGGAGCTTGTGTGTCCTCAGAGTCGTACAAGAGGTACGTCAGGTGTCCGTTCTGTTTGTCCATAGCTAACCAACCAAACGATGTTTCACCTTCGGAATGTGCATAGCCTTTAATCTGAGCAACGTATCCAAACGGATCATCATAAGCCAAACTTCCGTCCTTGAATTTCTTAAACCCAAAAGAGGACACGCTCTTAACATCAGTGACAACACCATCAATCTTGCAGTCCATAGACCCCGTAATACCCGCAACCTCACATTGTTTTTGTTCATCAGTAACCTCGTGTCCTGAGAGTCTAGTGAGAAACAACAGCATCTCTTCGATCAGATGCCCGTACATAAACTTGACGTAAGTGTTAGGAGTCATCTCCTCTTGTACGTCAGGGTTGTTCACTACGTTCCACAGGTAACGATCGTCGCGCCCGATGTTAGACATACGCAGCTTACGTCCGTCACGTTTCTCTGTGAACAGATTTGACATGAGCCGCTTGCAGTTCTCACCAAAGCGGTCTATCTCATCGTAGAGATCAACACCATCAGCAGGAGTTTTGTCAGAGACTACCTTGTAGATATCATCTACCAGTGAGTAAAGTTTGTTCATTGGTGTTGCTCCATTAGTTCAGAGATAGAGTCTCTGGCTTGCTCTGGTGTGCAATTAAACCACTCACCCTTGCGGTCATACGTTTTTTCTAGCAAACTGTGTGCCTCTGACTCAGCAGATCGTCTGTCAGTCACAGACCAGCAAGTGAACAGTGCGTAGTCTCTGAAGGGTGACGATGTTTGGTAACCGTTGAGCCTGTCCTCTGAATCTATAGCCATACCCACCTTGACCCACTCAGGGAAGTTAGGGTTGGTAATGATGTACACCTGTCCCTCACGACTCAGTTCGTACTTCGCTAGACTACTAAAGGCTGCATCTTCAAATGTCTTGTAGCGTCCGGGTTTGTGTAGCGGGTGAGATTTAGGTATGTACTTTCCGTTTACAAACATTTTAGTCTGGTCACGCTTCCAAACAGACTCAGGATTGTCTTTGTAGTACTTGCCCTCACCTCTTTTGTAATTCATTGCTGTCTCCATCAGTGTGTCTCCGACCACGTTGATCCAACTTTGTACTCTCCGTCGAGAGGACATCTGAGTTGAAATGAAATACCAGCCGCCTTGATGCACTCAACTGCGAGCCAGCCGAACTTCTCTGCTTGTTCTGTAGCCACCTCCGATTGTATCTCGTCATGTACGTTCCCTATAAACTTGTAGTCGATCTTGTGTTGCGTTGCGTAATCGTCCAGTAACACCAGAGCCTTCTTCATAATGATAGCACCTGCCGCCTGTAGTAACGTGTTCAGTGCACTATGTTCTGATCTGACCCAGAGTTTCCTCCCGTCGAGTCCGACGAGATGACCCTTCCTAGACGCTTCTCCAACTCGTTCTCGTAGAGTTTCAAGAGCAGGTGTGTTTCGTA